CAAGGTCCGGTGTTTCATCTCCACCCTTCTCTACTACACCACTGCGATTTGCTTGCACAACTACGAGAACTGGTACACCTAATTCCATAGAGAGTTCCATCAGGTCCTCGCTGATGTTTGTTAGGCTAGTAGTCTTGTTATCGCCTCTCTTACCTCTTTCGTCAGTCATATAGGTGATGCCATCTATCGCAACAACATCTAATTTATACTGCTTTATCCAATTCTTAATCTTGGTCACGGTGATTTTCTTATCGAAATCAAGAGGGGTAGCCACTACAAACTTATTTTCCATCTGTTGTAGACCTTGAAGATATGCCTCATAATCTGCAGGGTCAATATCATCTTTACCCCACATCAAACCGCTATTGGAATAATTGCTATGCAAAGTATCAAATCTGTAGCCGATACTACTTGCACTCATTTCAGGCGACACATAACCTACATTAAACCCGGTCTGCCAAATATGAACACACATCTTTTCAAGTATCCAAGATTTACCTTGATTTGTACGGGCAAATATTACAAACAGTTCATCTTTTCTCTGTATGCCGTGAATAAGGTCATCAAGTTCAGGAAAACCACAAGTGAAGAACCAATCTCTTTGCCGGTCTTTTCTGTCCATAAACTGCTTAAAACGGTCATCTGCACTGGCTACAATGTCAATGCCTCCTAGAGCATAGTTTGGCTGCAATGTTTTCATTGCATTTAATAGGTACTCGGCTGCGGCATTACTGTCGTTCTTTAATAGATTGGCAGCCTCTTGAATTACGGGCACAGACTTGTAATAGAGATATTCCTCACGAACAGTCTCCACTAAATATCTGTCGGACTCGGTGACTTCAACGAGTTCAAGTTGAGGAAACTCTGCTAAAAATGTAGCCTTATCTGGCACATTGCCGTATTTCTTGATATGGTCCTGTATAAAATTGTACTCATTTTCATATCCAACAAAGTAATCTTCGGTTAAGAGATTGTTTTCAATGATTGAGTTATCCGCAGTCTGTAATACTTTGGAAATTATCTGTAAAGTAACCATTATCTCATATCTCCTCCCTTAAATATAATTACTTCGGTGTCTTGTGAAAATACTCGGCTTGCTATCTTCGACCCCACTGCTTTAGACAGGCTTTCGATTGTAGTTATATTACCCGTGTAAATATTGGACAGACAGGCGTTAGAACGAGCATCTATTGCCATAATTAACTGTGAATAGTCATAATTACTCATACCGCCGCATCCTATATCATCCCACACAACAAGGTCAATCGTTGTGATGAGTTTTCTAAGGCGCTCAAACTCCGGGTCTTTATTGTTGAAGTCTTTGCATTTAATAAGAAATGTAGGGGTATGCACGAATATTGCTCGTGGCTTAAATCCATTGCCGCCCCATATCTGGTCAAAATAACTGTGCATCAGCTTAATTGCCCAAGTTGTCTTACCGTTACCCGTATGCCCACTTGCCAAATACAAACTCTTGCCTTCCTGAACAAAGTTCGCAATATCTGCCTTAATGTCAGCAAGTCTATAATAGGCATCTAAATCGCACTCTGGTGCATCGAGTTTTTGTGGCCACTGCTTTTTTGGAGGTAAATTACTGTTATCCATCAAATATCGCATCTCTTTATATCGTATGCACATATTTTGGCAGTTTTTCCCGTATCGTTGGCATACTTCTTCATACCAACATTTAGAACGATTTTCCACTATGCTTTTCTCCTCCCTTACTATGCGATTTTATGTGATTATCACCTGCAATATCATAGTCGGCGCATACTTCCATACTGATTGGCACATTCTCAAAATTAGTTCGTGAGGATTTTGATTTATTATCAATAGGATAAAATGATAGCCAACCCTTATCAATGCTCTGCTGAACTACATCTACATATTCACGGCCACACTCAGCAACTGCTTGGTCAAGTTTTTCAAGCATTCCTTGCCAAGATGCTAATCCAAACGGCTTATCCTTAACTTCAAGTCTAATCCGCAAAAACTGTATGAGTTTATTTCGCAAATCAGGCTTATCTGTATAGTCATCAATCTCGACTACACATTTATCAAATAATGTAGGCCGTTTAACCATATTTCGTCTTTTAGTAGTAGATTTTTTAACGCTTCCTAAAAATTCATCTCTCAATTCTTCCCTACTATAACCTTTGCTTGTGTAGTCATCCTTGGTTTGCGTAGTATTAGTATTTATACTAATACTATCCTTTTCTATATTATCTATTGCTATATTATTAAGTGAAGTTTTTTCACTGGGGGGTGGTGAAATTTTTTCACTGGGGGTGAAAATTGCGACATATTCACATAGTTTCACATTATTTACGGTGTTCTCAAATTTCTGTATCAGCCCCTTTTCCACAAGGGAATTTAATGCAGTTTGGACACTTCGTATGGTACCATTACACCACTCTGCTAAATATTGCCGACTCCCCTTAAATCTTGACTCACCGTCTTGTGAGAACCCAAATATTGTGGCATATACAATGAGTTCTGTTCCTTTTAAGTCTAACTCAGTTATCATCCATGATTGTATAGTGATGTATGTGTTATCTTTCACGCTCGTACCTCGCAATTTATATTTGGAAAGATGAACTCCAGCAAGTTATATGTGTCGGGCATAAAACTTGCTGGAGTCCAGTTGGTCGATATACAGTTTATCAAATGATTGATACCCGACATATCAACCAACATAAGATTCAAGAGCGGGCCAGTCACTCTTTCGTGCTTACATTATCTATTATATCATATAACATATACTAACACAAATGGATAATGTAAATTTTTTCAATTATTTTCTATTGGACTGAAATGTGCGTAGAATATCGTCCGCTTGTGCATCTACAACACCATTAACTGCATCAAACAATGCAATTCTTTCGGCGTCAATGTCAACACCTTCTACATCAGGAATTGCTCTCTTTTCCGTATATTCCACAGTATAGAAATTGTCGCGGACTTTGATTGCCACTCTACTTGTAGCCGAGATTTCTGTCACTACGGCTTTACTTACATACTTTTCTTCCATTTCTTAATTCCTCCTTACTTCTTTTTTGAATAGATGATTGCGCCGATGACCAGTGCGACTGCTGATACTACAACACCCATAAACACACCGATACCAAAAATAGCACCTGCAGAAAGTTCAAATGCAAACATCGTTAATCCTCCTTCTTTGCTTTCGTCTTGGAAAGTCTTAACTGCACAGTCTCCGATGTAGTTCTACACGCCTCAAGTTGTCTTGCGAGGTCGGCAGACGGAGTATTGTTGTAGAGATATGCCTCAAGGGCATCCATATCTACATATTCTTTGGTCTTGATTGCACAGTCAATTCCATTCTGTCGCAACACTTCAAGCAACTTTGCCTCGTTCATTGATTCTTTGATTGCCACAATTCTCTTTACTGTATAACCACCAGCAGAGTATGTATCTTCACCAAGGTCTACAAGTTGCGCCTTAATCTGCTCGTTTTCTTCTTTGCAGATTTTGGTGTAACTGTCTAGTTCATTTTTATTAAGTGCGTACTGAGGGATTAGTTCATCAAGAGTTGTGTTGACGGTTCGGTTTGTGCTGACTACTTCATCAGTTTGGGATAAGTTAATTCTTGCCATATCATTTGTCCTCTCTGTATCTTGTGTGCTTTTGTGTTACATCACCCAACACGCCATTTCTGCCGTGAGGGATAGAATTCTTAAATTCTGTGATTGCCCAAATGTCACTCTTTTTCCAAAAACGCTTCTGTCTTTCCCCGCTCTGGTAGTAGTCAGGTAGCATTTTTGCGAGGGGGTGTTCCGGATGAAGTCTTTTCCATCTGTACCAGTTGTTGATTGTCTGTGTTGAGGAATCAACAAGAAGTGCTACCTCTTCAATTCTTAATAATTTTTCTGCCATAAAAATTCTCCTTTATTTTATTTTTTTGTTTAACTTAACAAGAAATCCAATAGTTCAGCTTTATTGCCAGCTGCCTTGCCATCAATGATAGCATCTGCCATCATTCCCTTCTTCTGCACGATTTCCCAAATTCTCTCGTCAATGGTATTCTTGCAGAGTAGGTTGTAAATGGTAATATTTGTATTTTGGCCAATACGGTGGCATCTATCAACTGCCTGGTCGTATGCTGCCCTTGTCCAAGGATGGTCAAGGAACACTACTACTGTACCAGCAGTCAATGTCAAGCCAGTGCCCATTGCGCCAATCGTGCCAATAATGAATTTACAATCTGGATTGTTTTGGAAATGGTTTACATTAACTTGGCGTTCTACATCATCAGTTTCACCTGTAATAACAACACCTTTGTAGTTCTTGCTCAGGCGATTGTAAATTGGGTTAGTCATCTGTGTCCAGTTGCTGAAAATTACAACCTTACGATTATTAGCAACAGACTCCTCAATGATTTCTTCCAGTCTATCAATCTTCGCCGACTCTTGAATTGTAGAAGATAGAATGCCAGTATAACCAGTTGCTTGGCGCAATCTAATCAATTCAGCAAGTGGGTTATTGGCTATTTTAATCTTGTCAATGTTCGCCTTAATTTCCATAGAAACTTCTTTATAGACCTGCTCTTGCTTTGCCGTCATATCTACATACTCATCAATGTAAATTTTATCGGGCAAGTCGAGTGCATCTTCCTTAAGACGCCGTAACATAATGGAATTAACTCTCTCCTGTAATTCAGGCATATTCTTATAGCCTACAATCTCATAGCCGCCATAGCCACCCATTACGCAATAATGATTTTTGAAGGCATACATTGCGTGTTTTTCATAGCCGAGCCATTTAAGCACGATGTATAAATCGAGGGGAGTGTTCATCAGCGGAGTTCCTGACATTGCAATACGAATTTCAGGTTGGACTTTAAGCCATCCCTTGCCCTGCTGACTGCTCGGATTTTTCATTTTGTGGCATTCATCTGTTGCACAAATGTCAATCTCACCACTCTTACACAGACTTTTTAGTGCTTCGCAGATGTCGGCATTTCGCAAACTCTCTACATTAGTAATAATGAAGAAACTTTTAATCTGGTCGAGATTTTTTAGGTCATCTAACTTATCTTGGGTTGAGCCTACATAAATCTTGCCGCTCTTTTTGCGAACTCTTTGTCCTAAAATCCATCCGCTTTCGTTGGAGTGTGTTTTAATTTCATTCTGCCAGTTCCACTTCAATCCGTTTACACCACATATAATGAGGCAACGCTTTGCACCCATCAACTTTTTTGCCACTGCAATATCAATGACTTGTTTTGTCTTGCCGAGGCCCTGCTCGTCACCAAGTAGCCACCTATCGTGACTAAGACCGTAATTTAAGCCGTCAACTTGATGGTCAAACGGAGCAGTTTTGAATTGAAATTCTTTAGGCACATTTGCCACTTTTTGTTTTTCTTCAAAAGCGGAAAACTCACCTGTAATATTTACTCGGTGCTTGGTAAAGCAAGGTAACAACTCTCTTAACTTCTTAGCAGGCACTTCCCAAGTTTTATTGTTTTTGTCCCAGTATCTCTCGGACTGACTTCTTATCAACTCCACGAGAACAGTGTCATACTGGAAGGAAAGAAAGATTGAATAGTCGCTATTGCACTTTTCCGATTTTGCGATTTTAATATCAATCATTTTTAACCTCTCATATCGTTTTTATCGTTTTTGTGGGAGTATTTCTCAACTCTGTAAACATTATACAACATAATTTTTGAAAAGTCAATAGTGGATATGAAAATATTTTATAAATATTTGTTAGCGTGTAAAACACTCCTACATCGTCTGCATTAACTTAAAAATTTTATACTATATTTATATGTCAACTGCACGAACATCTCCGGTGTGTACGCCGGCGAGCCACCACTGATAATTATATGCTTATTATAATAATGTATATAAAAAAGACGGGCTCACTTAAAAAGTGAACCCGCTTTTTATTACTTGTGCTTACTGTTTCTTGCCAAAGGACTCGATAGCCTGTTTAACTTTATCATAGCCTACGGTTGCGCCAATCCACGACAAGATGACAAAGACCACGATAGCCGCAATGACCTGTGCAGTGATTACCACATTCGTATAGAGAATATACAGGGCACATACTGCAAGTGCTACAATAACAGAGCAGATGGCGGCGAGAATGGTGGAACCTACTTTCTTGTCAAACGCAGTAAATGTTTTCTTTACTGCCTCTGTGACAAGGCCAGACATCGTGGCACAAAGTGTAAGTCCGAACAAAAAGATTTCCATTGTAATCATACTCAATACATCCTTTCTTTTATTCTTCCTGAATTGTGTAAGTAATTTTCATAGTCTGTGTGTTTACCTTTGTGATAGGTGTTCCCAGATTATTTATTGTAGCCAGATAGTTAGAGAAGTAAGCAAATCTGGGCCTCTCAATGTTACTGCCGGAGGTTATAAACGCTAACATAGGATAATTTCTCATTCTCACGATTGAGGGGTTAGCACCTCTGCTATAACTACTGGCACTATAGGTAAATCCGTAAACAGAAGTCACTCCACTTTTGTAAATGGTGTTTGAGGTGGCGTCCGAAAGATATAATCTGCTGCCGGACACTTGGTCACCTGCATATTGCCAATACACATATCCGTCTTGTGCCAAGATAGGCACACAGTTGGCGCCTAAATCACCAGTTAATTTAGTAAAAGTTCCGGGGTTTTCTAAACTTACTTTATACACCTGATAAGGACTTGCGTTTGTGCGGAAGTACGCATATCCATTATGCACGAAACAATATCTACGGCCGGATGTGGTGTATGCGCCAGTGGCGGTTGAACTTAATACAGCGCCAGTGGTGTTAGTAAGTTCATACTGGGTTACTGCCCAGGTATTAAATGCGATTTTTGTAATATACATCTTTGCGTTGACCGCAATGTTGCTGGTACCCTCCGTAGAGAAGATGTACAGTGCATCATCTTTTAGGTCAAAACAGTAGCCGGGGTTATTCTTTACTGCGGTATTTAGTGTTAGAGTTACAACCTCAGTCACAGTAGAATTGTTGAATAACGATATATTCTTCAAGGCCATAGGCTTTTTGCAGATAACCACATTAGAGGCATCTACTAACTTAAAGTAATATGCAAAGTCGCTATCCACATCACACACAAACAAATTGGTAGAAGCACCAGTTCCAACACTTACTGTGGTGGACATATCTGCCTGACCAATTCTTAATTCTTTACAATCCGCTGTAGATGACGGATTTTCAAAACACATTTTACACAGGTCGGCAGTTACTGGCGTTGCGGCATCATCGCCTCTGTATGCACCATATCCCGCATCTGCGTGGGTTAGACATACAGATGAAATCGTGCCGTTACCCTGTGATGTGTTAAAATCATAGACAAACTTCATTTTCTTATTGGCAGCGTCATAAGCACTCTCCGTGGGATTATAACTACCCAACACTGTGTTATTCGTAGCGTTCGTAGTTTCAAATCTGCCGCATCCATTAAGTTTATTTCCTGATGGAGGATATATGGTGTTTACATTTTCCTGTAGCGTACTTTCAAATAAAAATAATCCTCCTAAGAGTCCTTTGTACGCAGGAATATAACTACGCAAAGCAAGTTCCGAGGAAAGATGTCCTAGCGTGGGCTGAAATAGATTAGATACGGCGTTGGTTACCATATTATGCTTTTCAAAAACCTGCTTCTCGCCAGTTACAACATCGGTTAGTTCAATTTTAGTTGTACCTTTTAGCATAATTAAAAATCTCCTTATCTTAATGTTAGGTATGCTCAATAGTTTCAGTAATACCTGAAACCTGAATTGTCGTAGGTTGTACAGTCATACTTCTAAAGGTCTCTGTAATCAACGACGGAGTAGGAGTATCAGGAGTCTGGCCTACACTATCTGTAAACTTCGTTACATTGATAGTGGATTTACCAACTTGTACCTTCTTAATAAGTTCATCTACTACAACAGTGCCGTCCCACGGCAAGTTACCAGCAGTTGAACCCTTACTAATTATGGTGGCGTTTACCTGATTTTTTCCTATGTATACGGTGCCGTGCTTTGCAGTTAAGAACACCTTAAATCTACTCAATGAACCTGCTTGTCTACTTCCTACTGAGAAGAACATAAGGTTAAGTAGATGTTTTCCGTCTTCGGAATAAGTTTCCGTAGGCATATTTGTAAGCACACGGACACCGTTCCACTCAAAATATCCCTCTACGATTACGGGTACTTTTTCCCTACGAACCATACTGTGTACAACGCCATCAATCACAACCTCTTCCACAATCTCTCTGGTCTCGTTGCTTGTGGACTCGAGGTTGACTGTGGCAAGAAATACGAGGTTTGAGGTGTTGGGCATATCAATTTCAACATTGATAATAGGAGTTACTACACTTCCTATGTTATACGCCTCTTCGTTGGTATGTGAGTAGTTCAATAGGTCATCCGTGATAATTTCCTCTTGTAAATCTTCTGTCTTTTTCAAGATTGACAAGTATTCAGCGGATACGCTACTACTGGAGTCCTGCAAATACTCATTTCCTGAGGCTTTTAATTGTTGCTCAACTAATAAACTGCCCGATAAAGTGTTTTGTAAAATGATACTTGTGCCGGCGTTTGTTTGAATGTAATCTCCTAACTGCAAATCCAAGTCCGATATAATCATCTCGACTGTACAAGGCTTGTACCGAATTTGTTGAATATGCGTTAGGTAATTTCGCACAAATTCTGTGGCGGGTGTATCATTTTTTGTATCTTCTAAGGCAAACAGTAGAGAGTTATCCTTAAGAACATAAATATTTTTTGAGGGAACGCTGCCCGTAGTATTAGTGGTTGCAACCTTATTATTATCATAATCGTACAATTCCACCGTATCAATTGGAGCCGTTACAAATCCCTCAAATTCGGAAGTACCCTGCTCGTATTGTTCTTGGATATCTATAGGAGTTTTACTGCCTAAGGAGATAAATCTTAATATACCATCTCTATCTATATGAGGAATCGTGCATTGTATCTCACCTATCCACCTTAATACGGTGTTAAAACTTACGGAGGACAGTGTGGCAGTCTTAGTACAAACAAAATCATCGTTGTACAAAATTACGGAAGTATCATAAGGAATTTCAACCCAATTACAAAGGCTTTCTCGTAATTCTTTCAATGTAGCCGTTTCACGGTTTTCCCAAAACTGAAGCCACCAGCCTGCTACATTAGCATTACCTATTGAATACAAAGCATCGTAGGCAACTAATTTTCTGTAATATCCGAATTTATCCTGTTTGCAAGAGTCTACATAACCCTCAAATAGATTTTTACGATTGTTGCCCTCTCTATCTGTTTGATAGACCTTAATTTTCAGTCCGGAGACATCTACAAGATTATAGACGGTAGCCTCAAACATTGTGGCGTTTGTTTCGCCGAACTTAATATTACTTTCACAGAGTATTTCCTCAAGGAGAAGAGAGCCAGCCTCAATAGCAACTTCGCTAACATCAATCTCCGGATTATTAGGAAATTCTATATATGTGGCTCTACTTAAAATTATATCTGCCATAACTTCTCCTTTCGGTTAGTATTCTATGCACTCTATTGTTAATTCCCCGTAAATTATATCATCTTCCGTGATTTTTACAATAGGAAACTGCATATTGGGGCGATAGAATGTGCCAGTTCTGTACTCATTCTTCTCATCATCCCAAAATCTAAGATTAACTTTTCTCTGCTCGTGGTCGATTTCCGCACTTGTGAAAAATTCTTGAATCTCCTTCTTTTCGTCAAGATGCAGATTGCTCCGCACCTTGAACGAAAAGACAGATTTCTTGCCCGCGGCGGTAACACGAGTTAAGTTCCTCGTGTTATCGTCACGGTACGCTTTGATTTCCTCACGCTGATTCGGAGTAGATGACCACGAATTATACTGAATATACTTATTCGGGAAGATGTGTCGCACTCTAAAATTGGCGTCACACGATGCGAATAAATAACCTTCAAATATCATAGTATGTCACCTCACACTCATTTGTTATGCTGGAGAATATTTACCAGTCTGCTTGTATCGCTTTGTCTGCTCGTCCCATACAACCTGTGCGAGGGTACGACCATTAACCTGAAGAACAATAGGCTCTCTCCTACCTCCGCCACTCTCTGCAAGAACTTCTGCAAGAGCCTGCTTGATAGTATCAAGCGGTGCCTCAATGTTAGTGCCGTGTTTCTGGTCACCTAGCATTGCGAGGAACTCTTTGTTAGGCGGGATTACTGCACCCTGGGCAAGTCGAGGAATTTTAACCTCATTAAGTGTTTTAAGATTAAAACCAAAAGTTTTACCGCCAATAAGAGGTACCCAGTCAGGAACATCAAATTTTAATTTATTAAGTGCCTCAATCATAGAGTTTATAGCCTTGATTACTCCGTTGGCGAGAGATTCCACGCCTCCAAGTACGGCATTTAGCGGCTTCTTCAAATTATCCCAAAGTTTCTTGGCGCCTTCGCTTATGCCATCAAATGCGGTCTTAAACGCATCAAAAACAAATTCTAGTACACCACAAAGTGCATTAAAGACACCTTGAATTATCGAGATAGCTGGTTTAAGTACACCCATTAAAACATTGACTAAAAATTTGAGTATGTTTATTATAGGCTGTAGTGCGACATTGATTATCGTCTTTATTACTGAACCTAGTGCGCCGAACACAGAACTGATTACACTTATGACTGGATTAAGCA